TTAATTTTGGCTCTAAAGAAATGTCTATCAAGAAGAATATTCCAGCTAGACAAAAGAGTTTCTTTGCAAGATTCAGACCAATACTTGCTAAAGTAAAAGGTCAGAAGAATTTAAGTCCAGCTTATTGGGCTATTCAATCATGGAAGAAAGGATTTAAGATATGATAGATAGATTCTTTAATAGTTTTTTTGGTATGTTTGATTGGCTATTTGATAAATTTATTTCAGACGCACCGAGATGTAAATGTAAAAAAAAGAAAAAATAAATTATGGGGTCAATTATGAACTACTACTTCACAGGGATATTGATTATTCTTTTTACTTTATTTACTTTATGTGTAAGCCCAGCTTATTCAGGTTCTACTCAAACTAATACAACTGGAAGTAACACCGCAATTGAGGGTGGATATACAGGGGGTGCAACTACATATGAATCAGGAAGTACATCAACTGCAACTACAAATTCTACATCAACATCTAATATGAAATCAGCACCTTATACTGCTAACGCACCATCATTTTCTGCTCAATCGCAAGATGTATGTGCTACTGGTGCTAGTGTTGGTATGCAGACATTTGGACTTGGAATATCAGGTGGAAAAACATTTAGAGATATGAACTGTGAAAGAATTAAATTAGCTAAAGTATTATATGACTTTGGAATGAAAGTAGGAAGTGTAGCTTTATTATGTCAAGATGAACGAGTCTTTGAAGCTATGATTAATGCTGGAACTCCTTGTCCTATTGATGGACAGATAGGTAAAAATGCTATGGCAATATGGCAGAAGTATGACTTTGAAAGACCTGACTATAAAACTTATGTTAAACGAATGAAGAAAAGAGATAAGATAGATAAATCAATTAAAATAATAGAACTTAAAAAGATTGAATTAGAATCAGACAAATGAATAGAAAAACTAACACAGCATTAATAGCATTATTAGGTACAGTATTAATGGGGTTAGCAACTTGGGTTGTTATTACATTAGTTGAAATTCAAGTAATCGTTATGATGCTGCAACAAGAACTTATGGATTTAGATAAAGTGATAGGTAGAATATATCATCATATGGATAGGTTAGCTAAATGAGATGGTGGGGTTACATATTACTAGGTGGATTTGTTTGGTTATTGTTATCTTGGTTTGCAAGTTCAGTAGGATTAGCAGAAGATAACGATACAGCATTTACTACAAACATATTACCTAATGCTGGAACAACTACATCAGGTTTAACTAATTCAACTTTAGATGGAGTGCAATCTGGTTCAACTGGTGCATTAACTAATAACTCAACACACAATGGATTTACTATTACTTGTGAAACCCAAGTATCAAATGCTTGTGGTGCTGCTTTTAATGGAGAGTTAGAAGCATCACACGACATGACAGTTACAGCTACTGGTTCATTAGTAGGAATAGAAGGCGATAGTACACCAGATGGTGTTACTCATACATCAACTCAATTAAAACTTAATGGTGGAATAAATTTAAGCAGTTCTATATCAGTACAAAACTGTGAGTGGAATCAATCAGCTTTTAAATGTGGTTCTTCTGCTGGTGCAGTTGATAGTTATACTGTTACAATGAAAGTATTAGATGCAGACGAAAATGTATTAGCTTCATCTACTCAAATAAGAACAACAGATGCTGGTTACAATCTTAATGCACGATCATTTGACGACAGCTTACATTACAATGGAGTCCATGCTAATAAATATGAGTGGTCATGGACAGGAGTAGATGGTTCAGAAAGTACAAGTGTAGCATTAAGAGGTACAAACTTATTAGGTGCTGAATTAGAATTAGACTTTCCAACAGAAAATTATGAACCATTAAGCACAGCAGAAATTAAAAGTATTAATAAATCTTTAGGTACTACTAATCTTAATGAATCTGAAATATGGAATGTAGTATCAGGACTTGAAGAAAGTATTAGTGAAAAACTTAATTTAGAAACTGGTGGGTCAGTAGTTAGTGTAGAATTAAATGAAGAAACAATGGAAGTTACTGTCTATACTGCTAAAGCAGCAACTGTTAAAGAAGTAGCTAAAGTTCAAGAGGTAGTTCAGACTATGACTAAAACTAAAACAGTTGAAACTATGAAGAAAGAAGTAATAGCAGAGGTTATGAAAGAAGCTGCTAAAGAAGAACCTAAAGAAGCTATTAAAGAAGAATCTACTGTTGTTGCTGCAAAGCCTAAAGAAGAAACAAACAAAGAAACTAAAACTACAACTGTTGCTACTAAAGAAGAATCCACTAAAGAAAAGAAAGTAGAAACTAAAGAAAATATTAAACCTACATTAACAATTATCATGGCTAAAATAGATGACAAAATTAAGAACCCAGTAAAGAATTTAGAACTTAAAAACCTTATTAAAATGGATAGAATGATAGAAAGCGATATATCACTTGTTGCTTATAACAATACCACTTTCTATATACCTAAAGATATTTATTTGAATCAGATCGCAATATTTGATAATAGGTCTATCTATAAGAATGTTGATTTAGTCCAATATATTGATAATGATATAATGGGAATCAAGATTAAAAAATTAAATGAAATAAAGTATCAAAAGAATATGTTACTTTTACAGATACAGGAGTTAAAAAATGGTTAAAGATATTAAAAAGAACCTTACAAACATAGTTGTAATAATTGGACTTATAGGAAGTATAGGTGCTGGGTTTATTAAGTATGGAGAAGTTATGACTAAAATAGATGTATTGGAAAACGCATCTAAAACTATTGATATAGATTATTCTGCACAAATAGCTGTGTTAGAAGAAAAGGTTACAGCATTAAGTGAACAACATGGTCATACTAAAATTTTAGTTAATGAAGCTGAAATAAAATTATTAAAAGTTCAAATTGAAGAAATAAAGGTAAGCACAAAAAATCCACTTCAATAAACTAAATGAAAATATCCCTCACTAAACCTCAATTGAAGGTTAGTAGTTCCGATAGTAGATTCAGAGTCTTAATTAGTGGTCGTAGATTTGGTAAGACTTATCTATGTATTACGGAGATGATGAAGTACGCAACAAAACCTAATCAGAAAATCTGGTATATAGCACCTACATTTAAAATGGCTAAAGAGATCGTATGGGCTAATCTAAAAGAGATGCTTAATCAGTTTAACTGGATAGAAGATATTAACGAAACTACTATGACTATTACGATTAGGAAATCTAATAGTACAATCTCATTAAAGGGTGCTGATAATTATGATGGATTAAGAGGTAGTGGATTAAACTTTCTTATATTAGACGAGTTTGCAGATATAGATAAACGAGCATGGTATGAAGTATTAAGAGCATCTGTTTCTGATACACTTGGTAGAGTCTTATTCTGTGGAACTCCTAAAGGCTATGGTAATTGGTCATACGAATTATTTCTTAAAGGAAAGCAAGACGAAGAATGGGATAGTTACCAATATACTACTGTTGAAGGTGGTATGGTTTCAGCAAAGGAAATAGAACAGGCTAAACAAGACATAGATATAAGAACTTTTAGACAAGAGTTTGAAGGTACATTTGAGAACTATGCTGGTTCTGTTTATTACAACTTTCACCCAGTTGATAATGTAGTTAAACGACAGATTGATTGGGAGAAGCCTTTACATATAGGAATGGACTTTAACGTAGACCCTATGTCAGCTTGTGTTGCACAATTAGAAAAAGATAAAGTAATCTTTATTGATGAAGTAATTATTTATGGAAGTAATACAGACGAAATGGTGCAAGAATTAAGAGATAGATATGGTACTAAAATACCTATCTTTATATATCCTGACCCAGCTTCTAAACAAAGAAAGACAAGTGCTGGTGGAAGAACTGACTTATCTATTTTACAAAATGCTGGTTTTAAAGTTAAAGTTAAAAATAAACACCCAGCAATTAGAGATAGAGTCAATGCTGTAAATAGCAGATTAAAAGATTCCAATGGAGTAAGACATATTTTTGTTTCACAATCTTGCAAAACACTGATAAAAGGTTTACAAAGACAGATATACAAAGAGAATACAAATATTCCTGATAAGGAAGATGGATTCGACCATATGA